TGCGGACACTCTTAATTCTGTTTTACATACCGGGCATAACATTGTTTGCTCCTATCTGCTGCATAAGCTGTGCCATCTGATTCTGCTGTTGCTGTGCGGTCTTTGCATCCTCTATCTGTTTAGTGATGATAGCCTTAACCTTTGAAGCGTTAGGATAATCACTCTCTTCCATGAACGTCCAATAGTTAAGAAGTGTCTGCAAGTCTCCGATAGGCCCGAAAGCTCCTGCCTGGTACTTAAGGTCTATCTGATTCCACATTGCTTCACGGTTCATCATTATTGTGGAAGTCGGGTCAACCTCGAAGATAAATTCATCATTCCAATAAAGATTTCCGTCTTCGTCCATCTTAAGGAAGTCATATCTATCGAAGTGACTAAAGTTATCTGAACCGTCAGGGTTTTTAGTGGAAAGAGGAACGGGCTGATCGGCATACGCAAGCATGAACTTGAACATGATCTCATACAGTCTGCAATATGCTTCCTGCTTCATTATTCGCTTGGATTCCATTCTGCCCGCTGCCTGATTGATGGAATACTGTTTAGCAGTACCGGAAACAGCGGAAGCGTCATACTTACCCTGATATGCGTCTGTGATACCGAGCGTTGACCTTGCAGCTTCGTAGTTATCGTTCATTGCGATACGGTCATAACTGATATCCGATACAAGGTTATGTACGCCTATCATTGATACGTCATTAGCGTTATCAACTCTGACGACCTTTAACTCTTCATCAGTAGTCTCTATCTTCAAATTCTGCGGTATGGTTACGATTGAACCGCCCTTAAGAATCTTCTCTTGGAGTTTAGAGCCGTACTTCTTGATAGCATCCTGCTGATCCTCAATGACAGCGGCATCACTCACGCCCATAAGAGACTTTGCTTTAGATACATTCCTACGAAGGACAAGGGGCATTACGTTAGGCTTATAGTACGGAATCTTCTTATGCTCCCTGCGGACTTCCATCTTGGGCTGTCCGTTTTCAAGTATAGGGTTTCCGTCTTCACCCATTACAACGCTCTCTACGTCCTCATAAGCGGGTATTGTCTGCGTAAGGGTAACTATGTCCTCTTCTACTTCTTCATACTCTTCTATGGTCGTTTCAAAGGATTTAGAGCCACATTCACAAACGTCACCTTCCTTGATGCGTCCGCACTTCTTACAACGGGTGAGTCTACGGGCCTGGTAATTCTCCATATCTTCAAGGACTGTGTTCCCACACCATGTAAAAATACCTATCTCTCCATTCTCGGAACGATAATAGGTCTTGATAACAGTAACTAATTCATCATTACTGTCCTTGTTCTGTTCGATTTCGGTATTGATCTCTTCGGAAACGTCAACGCCATAAACCCTCTTTACAGCGTCTTTCGTCATTGATAATTGAAGGAAGACATAATCGAGCTTATAAGGGTCGGTTACGTCTGCCTGGGGGATAACTGTTTGGGGGTCTCTCTCGTTGATTTCAAGTCCGCCAATGGTACAATGGTTTCCTTTACGGGAATCCCATTCGGTGTGATACCAATCTCCGCCCTGAACGATAGTTACTCTCTCGGAAACGTCATTCATTTCCTTGAACCGGAGTAAACGAATCTCATTAAGAAGCATCTGCTCGATTATCTCTGCCTGCTCTGCGTCCTCTTCGTGGATAGCAGTGACTTTAGGCATAGGGATGGAAGAGTCTACTTCCGTCTCTAACAGCTCATAAATGATGTTCCTGACGTTCTCTGACTTCTTGGAAGACTCTCCGCCGCCCTGATTCTTTGACCTGCGGGTGAAAGCATCACCGTTATAAAGTCTTTCCTGATTACGCATACGGTTTAACTGATCCGCATAAGCGTCTTTAGACTTGTTATACTTGCCCTTCCACTCGTCAAGTTTTTTATTGGGCTTTAAAGCGTCTTTCATACGTTTAAATAACCTCATAAGATGGGTTCTCCGTATATTGATACCATCAATGCTTTGGTCTCTTTGTCAGCATTCTTATAATCTTCGATTAAGTCTTGTCTCCACTTCTTACCCTTGACCTTCGGTATCTCCGCTGCGGTAGTCCACCATACGCAGAAATAACGTAATGAATCGGGATCGTGGGTTAAATCGTGGGGCTTTTTGGCGTATACGTTAGGCTGTTTATCATCCTTCTGTATTTTCTTTAAGCAGTCATACAGATTAGGTGCTTCGCCTTTGAGTAACGTTAAACGTGACTTCTTTCCTTCTCTCGGACGTAGCCACTCTTTCATTGCCGCACATCCGGCAGGGAAGTCTCTGCTCGTTTTAGTGAGATTCACTCCCGCTTCGTGCCAAAGCTCTGCTCTTGACTTACCGTTTAGCTGTGACCGATTCCAAAGGTCAGGTGGGGCAAGGAATAACGTTACGGGTTCGGTGCACAAATCGTTTAAAACTTCTGCGGCCTGCCCTATGGTTAGGTTAGGGCTGTCATATTCACGATAGACTTGTGCTTCCCCACGCTCGTTTATCCGTATCCAATGTGCGGAGAACATATCGAGTCCGTAGTCAATCGCAACATAGTTCTTCGTTACATAGCCTTCAAGCGGTTCAGTAGTGATAGTATTTACTTCATTGACTTCGGGGAAGAACGCTCCGCCCGGTACAGTCAATGCTTCTTCTATCGTGGCGGGATACTCTTGGGTAATTAGGTCTCCCATTGCCTTCTTGGTATTTTCGTACCATTCTTCGTCTCTATTGGGATCGGCATACCACGGTATGAATATCTTATTGAATCCGTTATCGGGGTCGGTAAATAACTTCTCAAACAGCGACCCACGCTTAATAGTGGATATTAAGATTACTTTTCCACCATCAGGGCTATTTATCGTAGGATAAGCGGCAGTCCATATCTCTTCCGCCCATTCCTGGAATGCGTGTTCGTCCATTAAGAGTAAATCAGCGGTAAATGAACGGCCTGCATTCGGTGAGGATGCAAACGCTTTCATTACAGAAGGCGGTTCTCCCCAACGCTTAACGACTATCTCTAATGCACTTACCTTATATGTGACTCCCGTATACCCTGCGGGTTTCTCCCTCTCATTCTCAATCAAGGGATTATTCTGATATATAAACGCTACACGTCTTATTAACTCTTTGGCTTCTTCTTCACTTCGTGATAACGCAATGACCGTTCTACCGGACCTCGTTATCATCAGCCTTGACGCTTCGCCACACGCCATCCAGGAAAATCCTAACTGACGTGCTTTTAATATGATGTTCAGTCTATGTTCGCAGATTGACAGTAGTGCTTCTTTCTGCTTGGGCCATAACCTAAAGGGCTGTACTAACTCTTGATTCGTTTTCTTGACTTCGATATGGACGTACTTATCAAAGTAATATTCCGGATGATCCTTGCAGTAATCTAATTCTGCTTTCTTGATCTCATCAAGATTTGTCATTAAGTCCTAACCTTTCGGTTAAATTCTTTAGCACTTCTCTATCTTTGTCGGTCATTACATCAAGCGATACCTGATCCGAAGGTTTCTCTCCTACGGTGTCTCTTAACGCCTCAAACGCACCGACACATCCATCCATTGCTTTGTTCGCCATTGCTTCGACTATCTTGTCTTGCATGGAGACTCCATTTTTATCTTTCTGATTCAGAAGGATAGTGATGGACTCTTTAAAGGTCTTTCTGCGAAGATAGGTCTCTGCAGCTTTCTCTCCGCCCATCTTTCCAATCTCTTTATTACGGGGATCACCTTCCTTACGCAGAACAATGTATCCGCCATTCGTGCTTAACTTGTTTTCGGTGGATTTTGTTCCGGAGGGCAACTCTTTCATGTTGTCAATGAAGTCTTCATCAGAAATAATCGGTCTACCCTTTTCATCTGTGGGGGCCTTCTCCAATATTTCCTTTAACTCTTCGGGTGAATACTTCATATTATGTAAACCTCTCTTTGTCTTTAAATTAGCACTATATATCAATCAAATCAAGTGTTATGTGTAATATTTTGGACATTTATTCCCTATATTATGTAAACCATTAAATTGTCACGGATTTAGACACAATTCATTTTTCGGTTTGTATCCGCCCTGCGGAGTGAGTGAACTCAAACCGCCTATTTTACTGCATTCTTGAATTGTCTATACAATTTCTTTAGATATGGGAAAAGGGAATAAAAGGGGAAATAAAAGGGAAGTAAAGGGTATTTTAGAAAAATTTATCTATTCTGCAGAACCTAATTACATAGGGTAGGGGTATATCCGGTGATCTTCTGCTCAATTACATGACCCCAAAAGCTATGCGAAAAAAATTTTCTATCGGACATATAGGAGGTAGATAAGGCAGCCGGGTAGTCAAGGGTATAGGGGTACTATAGGACTCCAGAATCTACAGACCTATAGTATATACATCCCTCTCATATAAATTATAGGTAAGGTATTTGCTCTGCTATGGCTTATACTCCGCACCGTTATCGGCTTTTCAGATACCCAAAGGGGAATTGAACCCTTGACTACTCTTCTTTCTTGCCGACTTAATAGTCAAGCTGCAGATGGCTATGTGTAAAATTCTGGACATAGATTGATGGGTAAAATTTTGGACGTTGCTTGACGTAGTGACTACGTTGTTGTGTAGGTTGTTAACCTATGTCTTGTGATGGTTAACAATTCTCTCCATATTCTTTTATAGACTATACCAACTTAATGTAACTCTACTCCTAACCAATAGAAATTAGTCTTAGTCAAGAAATATGTTTTCCCTTTTAAGGGCTTTTAAGTCTTTTCCTTTTTACCCCTTTGTCGGATGTGGATATCTTTGTTTGGTTCTTCCTTTTACCCTTTGGGTGTATCCCCTTTGTGATGTGGTTTATTTTCCTTTTATCCCTTTGGTATCGGTTCATCAATCCTTTGTATCCCTTGCCACACCTACGTTTTAAGGGTGTCAACGTTGAAAATATATCATTGTATAATGACGTGTTAATCGGCTGTGATAGGCTTGAATACTACGTTTCAAGGGTGTTAATGTTTTCTGACAACGTTGTCATAATTGCATTTTTTACCCCTTATTTTCGTGTTGATCAAATGCCTTGAAAGCCTTATTTCATCGGTGTTTCAGCGATTCCAGGTTTTCCGGAATTTCGCATTTTTTACATCAGAGCTTTTAAATGTCAATCGGCTGTATCCCTTGACACGTCTGCATTTCGTGGGTGTCGTGCTTTCTATTTTTCTATCATTTTTCTGTTTTTCGGTGTAGTGTCAACATTTTTTTCAAAAAAATTTTTGTCAGTATTCATCGGTGTTTCAAGGGTGTTTTTGTCTTTTTCCGTGTCATTGTGTATTGACATATTTCGTATCATTGTGTATTGTTATCTCACAACAAACAAACAGCCACCAACAAAACCGAATAAGCACCGAACAGTTGATAACAATTTGAAGGATGTTGAAAGGCGGAAAGGTGGAACGGATAGAAAGGAAAAACAAGATATGAAAAAGAATTTCTACTACAAAAACATCGTTCTTTATCAGACGTTTGGCAAGTGGTCGGCTCTTTACTCTTCCATTGATGGCACTTTCACTCTTCACGCTTGTTGCACTGACACCAAAGTAAAGGCGTACCAATTAGCAAAAGATATGGTTGACTATCTCAACGAAAAAACAAAGGGGGTTTAAAGATGATAGACCACGTTTCAAAGATAACCACGAACGGAAAAAGCCACTACAACGTTTATCACATCAGCGGATACAAAAGGAAATACACCGACAACGAAAACCTACCCAACAACGTTTTAAACGTACTTTTAAACGGAAATTATTTCAGCAAATACATCACATCTGCAAACGGCAACGTGACTAAATACGAACGTTTTACACCTAACAGATAAAGGGGGTTAACAATATGAAAACTATCAGCATATCAAAAGGCAATTCTAAAATGGGGGCTATCCCTTCCGTATCTCTTCCGCCTATCGTAACTTGTAAGAACTGTGCAACGTGTGCAAAGAATGTAAGAACTGTGCAACGTGTGCAAAGAAATGTTACGCAATGAAACTTTGCCGTATATATCCGTCCGTCAAGAAAGCATATGATAACAACCTTGAAATTCTTAAGGAAGACCGCAACGCATACTTTCAACAGATAAAGGCATCCGCAATGATGACAAAATACTTTAGATTTCACGTCAGCGGAGACATCATCGACACCGACTATTTAGATAGGATGTGCAAACTTGCAAGGGAACTTAAGGAAACCAGGTTTTTAGCCTTTACGAAAAATTATGAGGACGTAAACGAATATTTTAAGAACCACAGAAAGCCCAACAACCTTAAATTGATCTTTTCCCTACCCTTTGACGGATGCAGTATTAACAATCCGCACAACCTACCCACCGCAGCCGTAATACTTAAGGGAAATCAGCCCAAAGATAATTACAAAGTTTGTGGCGGAAACTGCACGGAATGTGCTTGTAAAGGTGTCGGATGTTGGGAACTCAAAAAGGGCGAAACAATAGCATTTTACGAACACTAAAGGGGGATAGAAAACATGAGAAATCAATTCAAAACAACGGTATCAATAACAAGGGGCGAAATTTGCGATTTGCTCATAGCTTGCACAACGGCACAATTCACCGCCAATGACGGGGGCAAGAAATGGGCAAGACTGCACGACAAACTTAAACAGCAACTTGACGATCTTGACAGAGAACTTGACCAACTTGACGAACTTGACAGATACCTTGCGGAAAATTAAAAACCAGGCCCCGCCTATCGGGCGAAAGGTAGGCAGAGGGAGACAACATGACAAATAAAGACGTGATTGAAATTTACGGAAAATCCATTTGGGATATGACAACAGCAGAATTAATCGAATATAAGCTCGACAATCTTTGGACGGAACTGATTGATGAAACGTTTGAAACCGAAAGTGAGGACGATTATGAATAACAGACATATTTACAAAGAGCTTGCAATCAGAATATATGACATTTTAGATCCGTGGGAAAAAGATCCATCGAAGAACAAAACCGAAGAGTTAACCGAAATCGTGGACACAATCCAAAACAATCCAGAGTCGATAATAGGCCATCTACTCGACATCATCGAAGATTTACAAGCATAAGGGGGAACGGATGAAATATACAGTAAAATTTAAACCCTATCAGCCGAAACCGGCTAAAAAGACCGTAAAAGCAACAATGAGAAAATATCTTGCAATCACCGCAAACGAAAGGGGCAGAAAATGAGAGTAAACGAAACCATTTTTAACATCGAATTATCCGAAAAAGAGCTTAATACAATCTTTAAGTCAATCCAGGCTGCCTATTGGGATACAAGGGAAGAATACATAAACTTAAGCAGTGAGGACATATCAGGCAACGATGACAAGATAAGAGAAATAAACGTCTTATATAACCGCAAAATGGATCTTCTGCACATCGGACAAGAAATATCAAGCCTAATCGGCAGACCGTTCAAAGAAAGCGTTTAAGAAAGGAGAAAATATGAAAGTATACATCGCAATATTGCCGGTTTTCAGCATAGGAACTATCACCGCAACAGCAAAAACAAAGGAAGACGCAAGGGATCTACTTTTAAAGAGATACTACGACACCGAGGTTAAAATTTGGGAACTTAAAAATAAGATAAGTTACACCAAATTATCCCAAATGTCACCAATGACCGAACAAGCTATTAAGGCCCGCATAAAGGAAGACGAAAGCGACATCATTTATCAAGAGTTTACCGTAGGAAAAACGGAAATCATTTCCGAGTTTTCGAAATCTGACAGATACGCACTCACAGTAGAAAGGGCATAAGATATGAAAAAATCAAAAATAATCGGCTTTATGCTACTGCACACAGACGGAGACAAGGAATACTACAGCCCCAAATTAACCGAAGAGGACGAGATCGAAATTTATAAGATTTTAGAGAAGTACGGAGACAATAACGAAAGTTGCAGAGGAAACCTAAAAATATTCGATGTAGACGAATTTCAAGATTGAAGGGAGTAGAGAAGATGAGAATAAAAAACGTACACGCAGTATACACCGGTGGGGGAATATGGCTTTTCTACGGAGAAATGACGGGCGGTAAATTTTTCTTAACTGATGATTATGGAGACACACTTATATTAAACGAGTCCCCCGAGGATTTTGACGAGTCCCTTTATCCCGAGTGGCAAGAAAAGCATTTATTCAAAGAGTTAAGAGGGGAGACGAGAGAAAGGTTCTGCCTAAACATGTTGAGATGGTTGTCAAAGCCTGGCAGAGATGATTATAGGGGTGGAATTACAGACCGAGAGATTGATTTTTATAAAAATTACATGCAAGGAGAATATTAAAAATGAAGTATAAGGACATCATAACCGGCGAAGAAATGCAGATCTTGACCACAAGGAAGAATGCAAGTAAATATGAACTTATGCAAGCTGCAGTACGTCAGTCAGCCCAGGAATGGCAAATGAGAACCGCAGAAAAGACATTATCTTATGCCGAACTGCTTCACGACATCCGAATTTTTGAAAAATACGCTAAAAAGTACGGTTTACAAAGGGAATTGCGTGAAAATGGCATTATATGATACAATGTGCAATGATTGAAAGGAGTAACACTATGCCAAGAAAAAAAGCCATTTCCGCACATTCCAGAGCAAGTATTAAGTACAACGCAACCACAACAAAGGCAATTTCCTTCAGACTCAACCGAAATACAGACAAAGATATCTTGGATAAGTTAGAATCCGTAGACAATGTGCAAGGTTATCTGAAAGAATTAATCAGAGCAGACATAGCAAAGGACAACGAATGAAGAAATCAACCGGATTTTTATTTGTATCAATCTCAATATTTGTACTGTTTCTTGCATTCCACCGTCAAATGCCGTTTGAAGCATACATTTTTACCGCAATACTGTTCTTTTTATCATTCTTGTTATACTCAATATCACTGTTAATAGAAAGCAAAGAAGAAACCCCCGACTTTTGATCGGGGGCCTTTTTTTACATCTGCTCGATTTTCTGAATCAGTCTCTTAAAATCCTGCTTGGACTCTTCCGGAGCGTCCTGCATAAGTTCTTTCAGTTCCATAGCAAGTTCGGGGCCTTCTGCGGCATATCTACCCATGGAATCACGCCTTGCGTATCTTCCACGTCCTCTATATGATGAACCTTCATAGGAACGGTTTGAACCGCCTTCACGGGACATATCATAGCTTCCGTCATAACTTCTGCGTGAACCTTCATAAGACCGTCTTCCGTAGTTTGATCCGCCTTCATAGGAAGAGCCTTCCATATCTTCACAGACTTTGCAGATATTCTTGATCGCATGTGCGAGCTTGTCTATCACGTCCAAAGAACCGGTAGACAGTTCACCCTGGCTATACTCTGCAAGTTCTTTCATCAGCTTTTCTTTAAGCTCATAAAGTTCGTGCATAACTTCTCCTTTCTTACGCTATTCTGTCGATTACAAGATTTGAGTTCTGTACCTCAATCGTGGGAGTCGGGGTTACTGCTGCATCATCAACAGTTGCGTCAACGTATCTGACGGACAGACTGAAACAGCATCCCTTCGGGACTGTTATGATTGCGGTACTTGTTACGTTGCCAAACTCTTCCACCGCCTGCGGAGTGAATATTGCCTGGCTTGTGACACGGGGTTCACCATTCACCGAGATGGCGACAGCAAGGGGAGTTACTTCGCCACCTTCGGGAACGGCAATGTTACCGTTATACGTCACACGGTATCTTGCAAAACAGTTATTAGTGCAACCACGGAGAATAAAAATTCCTGTCTCATTTTCATGATAGACATACCCTTTAGGGCAAGGAATAGAAGCCGTGAACAGAACCGGCCCATTAAGAGCGACATTCTGCAAAGCATTGGCTAAATATTCTGCCATAGTGCCACCCCCTTACATTCCGCAACCACATCCACAAGACTGATTGCAAGTGAATATGGGAGTTCTGCCGTAAACGGGAGTGGAAGGAACGGGGCAGTTAGAAAGTCTGTTGTAAAGCTGATCCACTTCGTTAGCGAAGCCCTGAGAAATGAAAGCGTTCTGTGCAGTCTGTGACTCACGAAGGGTAGCCATGTTAAGCTGTGTCTGAAGCTCTGAAATTCTGTCATTCTTTGCTTCCACCTGTGCCTTAACGCCATCAAGTTCGAGCTGACAAAGTTTGTCAAGAATAGCCTGGCTGTTTCTGTTTCCCGCATCAATGATATCTCTTGTGTTCTGATAAGCTGCGGTACGGTCTGCACAGTTTTCGGTTGCTACGGTGTATTTGAGATCGGCAATACCGGCTCTGTTCTCACAGCAGCAGTTCTGAAGTGCTGACTGAAGAGAAAACATCTGCTGCATGTCGGCTATCTGACGAGCGTTTGCACCCTGCTCTACACCCGCAAAGCCATTGCAAAGCTGTGTTGAGATATCGGAAAGTCCGTCACGGATAGAAGTAATACCGTCATTAATCATAGCGTCACGGAATCCGTTGTTGGTGTTGGTATTAATGTTCTGCTGTCCGGTCATAAGCCAGGGGAAATCATAGTTTCCACCGCCATAACCGCCACCGAAGCCGTTTCCGCCCCATCCGATTAAGAGCAGAAGTATAATCCACCCCCAATCTCCGCCAAAGCCACCGCCAAAACCGCAGTTTCCGGCAGCATAAGCAGGGGCAACGGGCATATACATGTTAGAATTTTCACCTGACATCATAAAAATTTCCTCCTGTAATTATTTAGGTGTGAGACCATGTTCGTACGCTACATAGTCTGTTTATATAAAGCACGTCTGCTTTATTTTGGGTGAATTTAATAAAGGTTAGTGATTTTTTCACTATCCGCACGTTAAATTTCACTATTTTTCTGAAATATAGTGAGTTATCTGTTCATTAACTGCTGAATCATGGGATTATTTCGCATGTTCATCATTGAATTAAGCTGTTGCTGTGATATCTGTCCTGAATTAAGCAAGTGCTGAATAATTGCGTTGGGATCGTTTGCATTAATGCCCTGCGGAATGTTAAAACGGCTCTGTAACATCTGCATAGGGTTCGCCCTAAACTGCTGATACATAGAAAGAATATTATTCATCCCCTAATTCCTCTCGAAGTGCTTTTATATCCGCCTTAAGTGCGTCAATTTCGCCTTTTAATTCATCAAAGGCTAATTTATATGAGTCTTCCGTTTCGGATGCCTTGTTGGGCGTTGTAGGCTCTTCTTTGACAAGTCTGTACTTATCGAATATCGGAGTATCGAGCTGTGAAAAGCCCATTGTCTTGACATATATATATGGGGCTGTTTCGTCCTTGAACGTAACACTATTTCCGTATCTTACCGGATAGCTTCTTGCTTCCATTTCGTTTCGGACAGAAACAAAGCCCCCGTCCTGTATCTGCATTGGCTGTTGATAGTTTTGTGGATATGGATTATACATTTTCACTCTCCTTTTTGTACCACACGAATTGCGGTATTTCGTGGCTACTATTCCATGCGTCATATATATCACCGTCTACAACTGTTGCAACGTGACCGCCAAAACCTAAAACGTAAGTCCCTTTGGGATGATCCTTGCAGAAATCTTCTGCGGTATAACAGTCCGGGCATTCATCCGGCAGCGACTTTCTGACAAATCCATGTTGCCTTAAGACCGCTCCCCACACGGAATCGGTTGAAGGCATATCGCACATCAGAAACCCGGCATTTACTATCATTGCGTAGGCTGTTTCCCAATCAACATTTAATGCTTTTGCTATTGCCCTGACTGTGCAGTCTCCTACACGTCTTCCGCAGGGGTTTGGATTATACTCTTTCCACATACCAATAGCATAATAAAAAGCCCACCAAGTTAAAATGAACCTGGTAGGCTTTTTTTGTGAATCTTTAAGGCAATGTTAGGGAAGTATGGATTTAAACTTCTTGATAATAGTTTTCACTTGTCTGTCCGATAGTTCGTACTTCTCCGCAAGTTCTGATATCTTAATCCCGTCTATCAGACGTTCTTTAAGTATCTCCCTATTACGTTTTGACGTAACCCATTCATCAATGAACGCTGATAACTCGGAATTACTCATTTAATCTCCTTTCTTGCCGTAATTGCAAAACCCATCATTGAAGACTCCTATACCACCTTCACTCCAAAAGGTACACAACTGATGATCCCCATACCAATGGTCGGAATATGTGCAGTCCTTGCACCTCACAACTTTCACTACATCTTCGATCTCGGTTGTTTTTATTCTGTCTATTTCTTCATTTTCCCTTGCTTCCTCACTTATATCCTCTATCTCTACTGCGTTTCTCACGGCTGAAAGCAAACACTCTAATTTCTGCTTTCCCTCGTCTGACAGATACTTTTCTATGCACTCCGCACACATTTCATATCCGTCAAGGTATGCTTTCTGCTCTCCTTTAGTTCGCAACATCATATTTCCTCACTTTCTGCCTTATAGGGTTATATTCATTGTCCCGTTGTTGACTATCGTTGTTTCAACTCTCTCGTTCCACACCTTATACGATTCATTCAAAGACTTTGCTTCATCTCCATTTATCCAAAATGGCTCGATAAACTTACATTTAGTTCCTTTGTGCCATACAGAAAAAGCCTTTACATCGGATTCGTATTGGATATGAACTTCGTCACCGCAAAAAGGACAAGGTTTTAGTTTGCTCATTCACTCGTCTCACTTTCTGTCTGTACTATATGGTCTTTCAAGATAAGTTCTGACATCACTATGTTCTTGATTTAACCACTCTTCTGAAAAATGAATTGTCTGGGTATGGTTATGTTCGTTGACACTTCGTATAAATACCACATTTGGAAAAGTCTTTCGCAGCATATCATTTAGTGCATCTTCGTTTGTCATTTCTTATCACCTCTCATATCTGCACCACAATTAGGGCAAAAATCCCAATGTTCCTTATTTATCGGGCAAGGTGGTTCTCCCATACTACAAGCAGAACATTCATAGTGCCACATTTGCTTTTCGCCGTTCGGGAATCTTTCTGTAACTACCTCTATCCACTCTCCCTTGTTCTCTGCGGACGGTAACTCATAGATAGTCTTATATAAGTCTTTACCGAAATACTTCATTTGGAGTAATTCAAGAACCGTCTGTCTGCTGATTAAATCACTCATTGCCCCTTCCTTTCGTCTGTTTCAGGAACCGGCTGATAAGGATGGATAGACTTGATATCAGATTCCTTTATCAGCATTCTCACTCCACTATTAACCTGGATGATGGGATTGTTGCTCTCGGTTATCCCAACTACCTTCGCTGAAATGATTACTTCGTCACCTATGTTCATACGCTCTCCCTCACTATTGCTTTCTCTGCTTCCTCATAAGTCATGCCGTTCTGAAATGCGTAGTAGGCAACATTGAGTTTGTGATAGGCTTCAACCGGAATCATCAGCAGCTTATGATCGTGACAAAACTTGATTGCTATGCTCTGCTCGTCAATCTCTTTCATTCGTCTTTCTCCTCTTCTGCAAGCACGATTTCGATCTCTCCCTGACAACTTCTCGGCTCTGTTGTAAACTCTATGGATAAGACCTCTCTTTGATGATACGGGTCTACTCCATGCCAAGTGTTCCTTGTGAAACAAAGTGGATCATGAAGTCCACTCTCATATAAAGTTATCCGGCACTCTCCTTTAAGAATGTTTAAAATATCAATAAATTTCATTCGTCTTTCTCCTTTTCTACCTCTTCTTCATCAAACTCATACTCTCGTTCGTATCTGTCCTGACGATTCATCCGTTTACATTCTTCACGGTATTCATAATCGTCCATATATCCGTTTTCGTAGTCACTGAATATGCTCATTCTTCCACCTTCTCTTCCAGAATGATGTAGCCCGTGATCTCTTCATGCTCCACCATTTCCTTAAGCAGCTCATTGAAGTGTACCTTCATACCTTCCTCGTTAGTGGTTACTTTTATTGTCAGTCTGTTCATCAGTTTTCCTTTCTCCCTCGGATGCAATTACTATGTTCGGCTCACGCCTTGCTTTATCTATGGTTTCTATCAAAAGGGTGGGATCAACACAATTCTTTAGGATTTCCTCGGATAGGTAAAAGTTATTCTTTATCATTCAACGTCCTTTCCATCTGTGCAGATAAGTTCATTCTCTGCTTTACCGGAATCAATGACTTTTAATATGGTCTTGCAGTCAGCACACCATAAGTACACACTTTGCTGATAGCGTTTAAGCATAAGTGCCTGGCAATTAGGACATATGGGTACTGTCTGCAAGATTCTGTAAATCATTTCTTCTCCTTGATTTCTAAACTGATTACATTAGATGTGGGATAGTAGATATTAGTCTTTTCCTTGACGTTGCGGAAAACGAAAGCTGCGTTCATGCTTCCCTTAAGGCCAATGGTTTCAAACTCATACTTGGGCGATTCATAGGTATGTTCTGTAAGGTCTGTGGTCTTTATTGTGTACTGAGCCATAATCTCTCCTTTCATTTCAGCTTATAGAATCTCTCATAGTCGATATCATCATCAGGTCTCTGCTGAAAGTTATTAAACTGATTAGTTGTCTTTACTACCTTCGGTGCTGTGTCGGGTTCATTGAGGTATTCATCAAAGTGGCTCGGAGCAAACAAAGTAGATGGTCTTAAAAAATCAAACATCTTGGGATCGTCTTTCCACTTCTTGACCTTCTTGTCTATAACCTTCTTGAAGTCCTCGACTGTGTAACCTTCCTTAAGCCTTGCTCTTACATATTTAGCGTGTGCTTCACTTGAAGCTCTAAATTTTTTGCCCGTTTTCTCATTGAGGTAGCCAATGATTTCGTGTATTTCTTCCAAACGGCCTTTCTTATCTATATCTTTCTCTAACTCTTTCTCTATCTCTAACTCTATCTCTCCGTTACATGTAACGTTACTGTAACGCTTTTCCGCTTGGGGCAAGGCTTTCTGACGGTCTCTGTAACGCTGAACCCTTAAACGGGTAGATTCCTTTGTGTGTTCGTCCTGGGTAGACACTCCAAGCATCTTGTTTACTTCACTCATATAGAGTGTTCCATCGTCTAAAATCTCCATCATGTGAAGTTCCGTGAATACCTTGATGGCACTCTTGACGATATCCGGATTTGTATGGGTTATCGTTGCCAACATCTGCTCGTTGTATGGAATCTCATCAGAGAACCTTAAATTTCCTTCGTGATCTACGCTTTCACACAGCAGCTTAAGGTAGAAAAGGATATAGTCTTTACCATTTGGCATTGACTCAATTATCTGAATGTCATGTCTCTTGAAGAAGTCTCTTTTCAGCTTAAGCCAAAAGTATTTCTTTGATTCAGCCATTACTCTATCCTTTCGTACCTCGTACACGCTTTCCGAGTTCTCTCTCCCCAAACTCTGCCCGCATCACACTTGCCACACGTTGAGTTTTCAAACTGACGGAAGAATTTACATGATCCACACTTATACTCCAGGTTAGTCTGTCGCTTAAGCTCGTCCTTTGTCTGAACGTAAGTCCACATCGATTCATCCCTTGCAGCTTTAGCCATTGCATCAAGTTTTGTGCGGTAGTCATTGTCTGGCACTTCGATTACACATTTAAGTTTCATGCGAACCCCCTTGTCTGTCCCGTCTGCCACCATTCCTTGTCACAATAGTTGTCATAGCGGTACACTTCACCACTTAACGCTTCTTCGTGGATAACTATTTCAACATTGGGATATCTCAATGCGATATCTTCAAGGGAAATGGGATCGTCATACTGCGGATCGATAGCTATTTTTGCTACTCCGTCTTTACAGACTATCCACAGTATTCCGTCACCGAATAACACTTCATCATCAGGGATAGACCCTGCCTGGTAAAAACTCTTCATTCACTCACCCCCCCTATTAGGGTTCACCCCCGTATAAGCTGCAATCCGGTGCAAAGTCAGCGGGCCACGGTAAATGATCTACCCAATGAGTGACGTTTCCAAAAGTCTCGTCACCTAATGTATGCCACCATCCGTCTGAACCGTACTGTGCGACTAACATCTTGCGGTCCGTGGTAAACACAACGACCAAATCAGAAAACTTATCATAGACTTTGGGGGTTTCAACCCTTGCGTCCTTTATCATGTCGGATTTATTCATGCTCTCTCCTTTCAAACTACTCTCTGAACGTACTCGAAGTTATTATTCATAGCCCATCTTGCAAACCACGCAGCGTCATTCTCTTCGTGGAAATCCCACAAGACGTAGTTTCCTCTTTCTCTGATGTGGAATTTATCTATGCGGTTAATGTCTTCGAGCATTGTTAAGGTATCTTTTGCGACTTCAAAGGGTACAAGCTGCTTTGAAGTAATTACGGTTTTGCCTTTCATTCCATCACCTCACTTCTTTGCTTCTCGAATCGTGATCTCCGCTGCCGACTTCTCACTCCATATCTTGTTGACAACTGCGTGGACTATCTGGGAATCATCCGTGTATGCGACTCCGTTAAGTGCATCCGCTATTGACTTTAAGAGGTTATCTGAATCGGGGCGTTTAGTCGGGTAATGGTAGACCAACAACTCTTCTCTTTTCTTCTTGCTGACTGATTTAGGAATCTGAAAGTATACGTTAAGTATCAGTTCTACGGGTTCGTCTTTGAAGGCTATCCCCGTGGGGTACTCCATCAGATAACAGTTCTTAACTTTTCTCTCATAATCCTGGGTTTTCTTGGGCGTGTATGTGTGACCCGTCTTCGTGAATCTCGGACGCTGTTTCGGCTGAACATCACCCGGTACTGTGAAATAAATTTCAATCATAGAATCTGCCGTACCTCTCTCTGAATAAATCTCTTCCTATCTCTTCCGTGAATCCTTTACTTCTCTGCTCTTGGATGTAAGTCTGCTGTGCTATGAGCTGCAATTCCTTATCGTGTTCGTTAAAGTCGTGCAGTCTGGAATGACATTTTCTGCATAGCCATACCCACAATCCGTCTTCGTCTGCGAGTTTTCTCTGACCGGTTCCGTGAAGGCAATGATGATGTTCCAATCCTTTGTCCATTGATCCGTGGCATAGATAACACTCACACGTCTTTTGTATCTTGCTTGGGATGTACTCCTTCATTCGATTAACTCCTTAAATACTTCACACAGTACGTTTTTGACTATGCTGTTCCCTGCTTGCTTGTAGAGCTGCGTGTTAGAATTAACTGCTTGTGCTTTCTCAAAATCTTCATCTGAAAAGTCCATCAGTCTCCAACATTCTCTTGGTGTAAGTTTTCTGATTCGGATTAAATACTTCTGACCGTCAATCTCCCAAATCCATCTTTCAAGTACGTTAGGGATATTCTCCGTTGTCAGAGTCGGACTTATCTCTCCGTTCTCGATTACTCTTCCTCTGCGTGTCAAACTGTCGGGATAACTCATGTCCGCCACCCCCCCAATTCTGCAAGGGATTACACCGTCTTTAGTGGCTTGACGGATTAATACCATATTGTCTTTCTGAACCGTTGTTATGGTATTTGCTATCCCTTCGGTATTTACTTCCAACCGCTGTTCCAAATCAATTCCTTTACGTCTGTCGGAAGGATTCTCCGGGTTTCTTCCTCGCATTGCTACGCAGTCAACCACCTTCGGTACTAATCCTTCCCCACAAGCGTTTAATGCAGGGGATATAGTCTCTTTGTTGTACACTCGGTCTTGCTGATAATACTGTGTTCCATTGTTACTTATCTGTTCTCCCATACCGCCTATCACCTCAACTTCCAGAACCTTCGGCTGTATGTTACCCCCCCCACAAGTAGGAACGGTGGGTGCGATACCATCACTTCCGTAGACTCTATTTGCAGATTCAAGCGTATGGTCAACTGTGTTATTCATCTGACCTATTACGTTTATCTTGTCCATCTTCTAACCTCGTTATCTCAATGATGAAAGGCATTGTGTTTCCGTGTGTCATTCCTGCGGCTAAAGTAGGACATAGACCGTTAGTCAGATATACTGATCTTCCTTGCGTCTGTACCCCCCCCCGCATTTCCTATGCACTTAATTTTCGGTTCTTCTTTCATCAAGTCTGTAAATCTCCATTACTGCGTTTGAATTGAAGTTCTTGAGACCCTTGTAATCTCTTGCCATTAATGTCACCGCAGTATCACTTTGTTTAAGGTTGGGGGTATAGCGTTCACTATTTGTTGCAAGATTCTCGACTATGCACCCCCCCCGAAATATTAGAGTCATCATGTTTTCTTTACCTCTATTACCCCGTTTGAGTATTCGTGACTCGACCCAAAGCCTTTGTAATCTCTGGCAAGTAATGAAGTGGCTACATCAACATCCGCCTTGAAACACTCTTTCGTATTCAAGTACGCCGGAACCTTCTGCTTGGTGATTGCTGATTCCTCTGTCGGTTCTTGCTGCGATGCAGTTTGCGGAGCTGATGAATTGTGGATTTTTGGTAGTGAGGTCAATGGTCTGTCTGTCTGTCTGTCTGTCTATGGGTATCTTTCCACCTACTACCAATTTGTCGATAAGGTCTTTTGCTTTGTCATTCGTGATATAAAACTTTTCGTCCACTTCATCTTCCAGATAGTCAGCCATTACTTTTTCAAGTGGATATCCTTGTGGGAAATGGAACACTCCCGTTCCGAGGAAACTGACTACAATAGTTCTGTTTCTGCTCTGTGCGACTCCATAGTTTTTAGCATTCATGTCTTGCCAATAAGTCGTGTAACCTTTGGATTCAAGGAAATTCAGCCACTTCTTAAAGCTCTCGATGTTCTTACTGCCGTGAACCTGCGGAACATTCTCCATTACCAAAACTTGTGGAAGGTTCTCACATTCGTTCAGCAGTCTGCGGACTTCCCAAAGCAGGCTCGATCTTGTGCCACTTCCTTCTTCCATTCCTTCCATCTTTCCGGCAACGCTTAAGTCGGTGCAAGGGAATGAATATGTAAGAAGGTATGTGTAAGACTCTGTGTCTACTATTTCAAGGTCTTTGCCGTGTACTTGGGTAACATCTATCGTGGGATAATTCGTGCCGTGGATAGCGTTATAAGATGCGATAGCGTACTTATCAAATTCAACTACTTTCCAATGCTCGAAGTTCGCACCGATAGCTTTAAGAGCCATTGCTTGTGATCCGACACCCGCAAACAATTCGATCAAGCGGATGGGTTTCCTTATCTTGTAAGGCTCATCTATGAAGTCGAAGACACTCATCTGACCGGAACATTCATAATCTGTTGGGATCATTTCTTTCCTTTCTTGTGTTCTTCGTATGCCTTAAGTGTTGCTTCATCCTGGGGTAACATGATTCCGCATTGTTCCATCTCATCAAGAGCAACATCTATAAGGTGTGACATTTCTTCCTTTGTCATTTCGTG